CTTGAAAACATTTAAAACAAGTGCTCAAGCCGAGGCGTACACAAAAATGCTGAGCGGCAAGTCAATCATCCTGCACCTTTGGGATTCGGAGCCTGGTGCGAGCCTATTCTCCGTGTGTGACGAGATGGGTGTGAACTCAATCCTTGACGCATTTCGAGAAGCAAACCCACAACAGGATGATCAATCATGAGCGCCAGCGAACCCATGGACCCGTTCTTCACCACGATGAAGATCCGCGCCTGCGAAGGCGACGCCGCTGGGCAGATCTTGCTTGAGGCTTACGGCAAGCAGCAGGTGCAGGCAGCGATGGCGCAAATCGCGCCCCGCATCCAATCCGCCATCGAGCAGTCCGCACTGGACGCGGCCGTTGCCGAGCGCCAGCGCATCATCGAGTGGATGCGCAACGACGACGGCGCAGGCATGACAGCCAAAGAGTACGCCGACGTCCTGGCCATGGGCATCCCAACAACACAACCAACCGAGACCCCGCAATGAAAAAACCCACCCTTCCCGAGTCCCCCCTGCCCGCCCTGCTTGACCACGACGGTCGCTTTCAGGCCTTGTTCCCCGAGGACCTGGTGCGCCAGCACGGCGAGAACATGATCGCCTTCGAGCGCGCCCGCATCATTGCCCTGCTGGACACGTTCGCCGTTCAATGCCAAAAGCAGGCCGAGGCGATGAGCGAGACAGGCCACGCCGATCAGCGGCTGGTCAACGCCCAGCACGATGCCGTGCGCCTGCTGCAAGAGGCGATCAACGCCGCATGACTGCCTCAGCGGCTTACCCGGGCGATGAAGACGTGTTTTGCCATGTGGTCCCGCTCGGGGACTTCAAGGAGCATGAGCTCTCGCGCGCTTGCTGGTGCCACCCACGCCCCGACGAGCAAGTGCCCGAGGTGATGGTCCACAACGCCATGGACCAGCGCGAGCGGCTTGAGCGCGGCGAGCTTTACATCCAATGAGCGCACCCGTCTCGCCCTCGGTCATGCTGGACATGATCTCCAAGGAGCAGGCCCGCCGCAGGGCGGGCGCTTCGCTCTACGAGTTCGTCAAGCAGTCTTGGCACGTCATGGAGCCCGGCGTCCCATTCGTCCCGAGCTGGCACATCGAGGAGATCTGCGAGCACCTGGAGGCCGTGAGCTGCGGCGACATTCAACGGCTGCTGATCAACATCCCGCCCCGGCACTCCAAGTCCACCATCGTCTCGGTGGCTTGGTGCGCCTGGGAGTGGATCGCCCAACCCGAGCAAAAGTTCTTGGCCGCGTCGTACTCGGGCACGCTGTCCATCCGAGACAACTTGAAGGCCCGCCGCCTGATCCAGTCGCCTTGGTACCAAGAGCGGTTTGGGCACATGTTCAACCTCGCTGGCGACCAAAACGCCAAGCAGCGCTTCGAGAACGACTGCACCGGCTATCGAATCGCCACCTCGGTGGGCGGTACCGCAACGGGCGAGGGCGGCTCGCGCCTGATCCTTGACGACCCGCACGGCGCGCAGGACGCGCAGTCCGAGACCATGCGAGAGACCGCGCTTGAGTGGTTCGACATGGTTTGGTCAACCCGACTGAACAATCCCAAGACCGACGCCATGGTCACCGTCATGCAGCGCCTGCATGAGAAGGACATCTCGGGGCACATCTTGGACGACATCGGCGGTTGGGAGCACATCTGCATCCCGGCCGAGTGGGACGGCAAGAAGCGCAGCACGGTGCTCGGCTCTTACGACCCGCGCACGGTCAAGGGCGAGCTGATCTGCCCGGACCGATTCGGCGAGGCCGAGATCACCAAGCTCAAGCAACTGCTGGGCACCTACGGCTCGTCTGGCCAGCTGCAGCAGGACCCGTCCCCCACCGAGGGCGGCATCTTGGCCACCAAGCACTTTCAGCTTTGGCAGTCGGCCACCCGCCTGCCGCAGTTCGAGTACATCCTGCAAAGCTACGACACCGCGTTCACCGAGCGGACCACGGGCGACCCGACCGCCTGCACCGTCTGGGGCGTGTTCTCGCACCGAGGCCTGCGCAACGCGATGCTGCTGGACGCCTGGGACGAGCACCTGTCTTACCCGGACCTGCGCGCCCGCGTCATCCGAGATTGGACCTCGCAGTACGGCGCGGACGCCAGCCCCAAGGCGGGGATGCCGACCAAGGGCAGGCGGCCCGACCGTTTGCTGGTCGAGGCGAAGGCGTCGGGGCAGTCGCTGCTGCAGGACCTGCGGTTGGCCAAAGTCCCGGCCGTTGGCTACAATCCCGGACAAGCGGACAAGGTTTCGCGGGCGCACCAGGCAGCGCCAACGCTGGAGCTGGGGTTGTTGTGGATTCCCGAGTCCACCAAGAACCCTGGGCAGCCAGTCAGTTGGGCGGCCACCTTTCTGAAGCAGATCGCCAAGTTCCCTGTCGCAGAGCACGATGACTACGTGGACACCTTCACCCAGGCAGTCATTTTTCTGAAAAACGATGGCTGGTTCGAGCTGCCGCAAGCAAGCGACGCGGACGAGCCAAGACCGTACAAGAAGGAAAGGTCGAATCCTTATGCCGCCTAAGTCCAAACCCATCTGGGAAAAAAGCCGCCCCAAAGACCTGGGCAAGCCCAAGGCGCTGTCGTCATCAGCCAAGACCAGCGCCAAGCGCGCAGCCGAAAGCGCGGGACGCCCCTACCCCAATCTGGTCGACAACATGCGTGCGGCGAGGAAGTCGAAATGACCAAGCCAGTCAAAAAAGCCGACATGGCTTGCAACCAACCAAAGCGCACGCCGGACCACCCCAAGAAATCCCATGTGGTCAAGGCCTGCTACGACAACACCGAGAAGGTGATCCGATTCGGCGAGCAAGGTGCCAAGACGGCTGGCAAGCCCAAGGCGGGCGAGTCGCAGGCTATGAAGGACAAGCGGGCGTCGTTCAAAGCGCGCCACGGTGAAAACATCGCCAAGGGCCCGTCAAGTGCGGCGTACTGGAGTAACCGTGTGAAGTGGTAAACAATTCAAAATGGTGCTAAAGTGCTCTCACAGGAGGGCCTTATGCCAAACAAACTTTTGAAATACGAGGTGCAGTGTCCCAGCTGCAATGAAAAACGAATGGTTCGATCTGATGTTCTGTCAAGGCTGCAAAAAGAAGGCAAGCCCTTAATTTGCAAACCATGCCACAACCGGCATCGGTTTGAAGATCGAGATCACCCGCGCAAAGGCACTGGCGTCAAGAATGATCCAATTCTTGCAAGAACTCGCACCAGTTTTTACAAAGCCAAGCAACGCTGCAAGATGGGTGAAAAGCATCATGCTTGTTACGCCAAAGTGGAATTTAGGTTTTTATCGCTTCAAGAGTTGATTGACTGCATCGGCGTTCGACCAGAAGGTCACACGCTTGACAGAATTGATCCACTTGGACATTACGAGCCCGGAAACGTAAGATGGGCAACAATTGCTCAACAAACCGAAAACAGGATGCCAAGAGGCTACTGGAAAAACACAAAGTGAAGTGGTAAGCCATGGCTAAAGACGCCCCATCAATCTTTTCTGTCTCGCCGTACTCGCGCGCAATTGCACGCGAAATGTACCCGGGACAGCGCGGCCAAAACGACCAACAAGACGCAGCCAGGCACATGCTGGCCGCCGGCACGATGGCGCGCAAGTACGGCCCAAGAGTTGCCGAGCTGGCAGGCAAGGCGCACGAATACGTCGAGTCGCCACTCAAGGCAATGATGATGATGTTAGGCCGTGGCCAGATGCCACCGGACTACGAGCAAGACCTGCACAACAACGCGCTGGGAATCGAGATGGCCAATCGCGCCCAGTCCCAGCGTGATTTGGAGGACTTGGTCCAATCAATGGCTGAGCGATCGGCAACCTCGCAAACGCAGGGCCGCCCCTGGGTGAACAAAGCAAAGGGCGGCGCAGTGACCGCCCCAAGGAGTGCCGACATGGCTGAAGAAAACCGCCCGTTCATTGGCTACCGCTCCGCTGGTCGCCGCCCCGAGTCCCAGCAAGACCGCCGAGCATCCGCCGACGCGCCTCTCTCCGCCCTGCGCGGTGCGGTGTCCGGTGTTCTTGGCGCTCCCGGCGACATCGAGTCGCTGATTCGCATGCTGCCCGGTCTGTCCGAGCAAACGGTCCTACCCACCAGCGAGGACGTTGAGAAGCGCCTGCCGATGCGCGAGCTGAACCAGACGCCGACAGGTAAAGCGTTCACCACGGCTGGCCAGCTGGGCGGCGGTTTCTACACTGGCCCAGGATCCCCGCTGCGTGCTGTCGCTGCGCTGCCGTCGGCCGTCAGCCGCGCTGGGCGTGACTTTGCGTTGGCTGGGTCGCCCGTGCACGTTGTGAAGCCCAAGGGCGGCAACTGGATGTCGGGAAGCGTTGAGCGGGTTGTGAACCCGATGCAACAAACTGTGCTCAATGAAACCGGGCTTCAAAATTTGGCAGAGCGTGCGGGCGTCGACGTTTCCGAAAGCGTGCGCGCGCGTCAACTGCCAGAGGCGGCCATGAACCGTTGGCTTGAAACCAAACTGGGTAAGTACATCAAGAACGAGATGGCCACACCCGAGGACCCGGTCCGCGCGCTGGCTGAGCGGGGCGTTTTGCACGTTGATCCTGAGCAGCTTAATTTTCGCCCAGAGTTGCATGGCCGTTTTATGAGCGAAGGCCAGACCGCTGTCGCACAAAGTCCAGCCGCCAAAAGCTGGGAAGGCGCAAGCGATCTGACGGTGGGTCAGATGCCTGCCGGTCAACTGCTCCAGCAAGGGTACGCCGAGCAGATGCCTTGGCTGGCAAAGGTGCCACCCGAGACGCCGGTTTACATGCCGTCGCAGTCAGGAATGGCCGACGACCTTGGCTTTGGCCACCTGGTCGACGAGCTGCGCAACGCGGTCAACCCCGAGTCCGGCCTGCCAGCAAACCTGCGTTTAAAGTACCAAGACCTCGAAAAGGTCACCGTTCCCCAAGCCGTCGAGCGCGTGGCCAAGATCAACGACTGGCGTGCCGCTCAGAAAGCTGAGGCCGACATGGCGCGGGCCATGAACCCAGCCACGCAGGTGGTCAAAGAGTACCCCGAGCAGGGTTTCAAATGGGTGGAGCTGCGCCAGCCCAAAGAGACCGGTAAAAAAGTCAGCGTTGAAAGGCCTGAGATGGATTTGCCTCCTGGCTTCGATGAAAGGCAAGCGCGTGATGCGGCCATGGACATGGCGTTCGATGAAGGCCTTGATGAAGGCACGCAAGCGTTTGACGACTTTGTTCGCAACATGATGACCGACTTCAATCGCAAAAAAACCGTCGACATTGACGAGTCCTACAAAGCGTTGGAGGACGCCCTCAAGTACGAAGGCGAAACCATGGGCCACTGCGTCGGCGGCTACTGCCCGGACGTGGTTGAGGGCAAGTCCAAGATTTACAGTCTGCGCGACAAGAAGGGACAGCCGCATGTGACGATTGAGGTTGCTCCTGGCCGTAAGCTCACCGAGAAAGACATGCCTGACGACGTGCGTGAAATGTTGTCCGAGCAATACGGCGATGCGTCGCGTGAGGAGTTTGAGGCAGCGGTTCAGTTGTACCTCAAACAACAAGCTGTGCCAGACCAAATCGTCCAGATCAAGGGCAAAGGCAACAAAGCCCCGAAGGAAGACTACCTGCCAGCCGTGCAGGACTTTGTGCGGTCGGGGAATTTTGGCAAGGTGGGGGACCTGCAAAACACGGGTTTGATTGACATTCAGGATCCGAATGCTGTGCTGCGTGCGCTTGGCAAGGTTTCACCCGAGCGAAACATTCAGACGGCAATTGACAACTTCAACACCGCTGTTGATTCAGCACCAAATGCTCAGCGCTACATGAGCCTTGACGAGATGCGCGATTTCTTGGGTGGCCCACCACCTGAAGGCCTATCTCACGGCGGCCAAGTTCGCGGCTATGCCGAGGGCGGCCAAGTAAGTGGTGCGAATTTCCCCACAGACGACTTCGACCCGGCTAGAATCGACGCAATCGTGGGCGAGCTCCACGCAATGAACGCGGCATAAAAACAGGGCTGAACAACATGGCAGATCAACTCTTGAACGACGGCGAAGACGAGAATCCATCTGACGACGCACAGCGCGGCGAGTCTGTCTCGCTCCCTGGCGACGACGAGATGGACATTCACGACACCGATGACGGCGGCGCGATGGTTCGCATCGGCGACGACCGAGAGGTGGTGGACAAGAAGGCCCACTTCGCCAACATCGTGGAAGAGGTCGACCAAGGCATGCTGGACGACGCCGTGGTGGACCTGATCGACAAGATCGAGCGCGACAAAGACGCTCGCTCCAAGCGCGACAAGCTCTACGAAGAAGGCCTGCGCCGCACGGGCCTCGGCGACGACGCCCCCGGTGGCGCTCAGTTCTCGGGCGCGAACAAGGTTGTGCACCCCATGCTGGTCGAGGCCTGCGTTGACTTCAGCGCCCGCTTCATGAAAGAGGTGTTCCCGCCTTCCGGCCCAGTGAAGTCCAAAGTGCTGGGCACCGTGGACAAGGAAAAGCTGGACAGGTCGCGCCGCAAGACCGAGTTCATGAACTGGCAGACGACCGAGCAAATGCCCGAGTTCCGTGGTGAGCTCGAGCAGCTGTCCACGCAACTGCCCCTGGGCGGCGGCCAGTACCTTAAGCTCATGTGGTCGCCCCAGTGGCGTCGCCCCACCTCTGAGTTCATCGCCATCGATGACATGTACCTGCCGTTTGCGGCCACTAACTTCTACTCTGCTGAGCGCAAAACGCACGTGCAGTACGTGACCAAGGCTGAGTTCAACCGCCGCGCCAAGGCCGGCATGTACATCGACGTGGACTTGGGCTCTCCAGACCAAATCGATTTCAGCCGCGCGACCAAGGCCAACGACAAGATCGAGGGCCGCGAGGACACCAGCTACAACGAGGACGGGCTGCGCACGATCTTTGAGATTTACACGCACCTGGACTTTGGTGACGGCATGGAGCCGTACATCATCAGCATCGACAAGTCCACGCGCCAGGCTCTGAGCTTGTACCGCAACTGGGAGCCAAAGGACGACCGCCGCAAAGAGCTCGACTGGATCGTCGAGTTCCCGTTTGTGCCATGGCGCGGCGCTTACCCGATCGGCCTGACCCACATGATCGGCGGCCTCTCGGGCGCTGCAACCGGCGCTTTGCGTGCGTTGCTGGACTCAGCTCACATCCAAAACATCCCCACGCTCTTGAAACTCAAGGGCGGCCCCGGAGGGCAGACGATCAACCTGCAGCCGACCGAGGTGGTCGAGATCGAGGGCGGCGCGCTTGTCGACGACATTCGCAAGCTGGCCATGGCGCTGCCGTTCAACGGCCCAAGCCCCACATTGTTCCAGCTGCTCGGCTTCTTGGTCGATGCTGGCAAGGGCGTCGTGCAGACCTCGTTCGAGAAGCTGGCCGATCAAAACGCCAACGCACCCGTCGGTACCACGCTGGCGCTGATCGAGCAGGGCATGGTGGTGTTCAGCTCCATCCACTCGCGCTTGCACAACTCGATGGAGCGGGTGTTCAAAATCCTGCACCGCATCAACAGCGCATACCTGACCGAAGAGGACATCGAAGCGGATGCCGCCGGCCTTGACGTCAAGCCAGAGGACTTCGACGGTCCGATGGATGTGATTCCCGTCAGCGACCCCGCCATCTTCAGCGAGGCCCAGCGTTTTGCACAGGTCACGGCCGTGCAGCAACGTTCAGCGGTTTTGCCGCAGATGTACGACGCGCGCAAGGTTGAGGAAATGTTCCTGCGCAACTTGAAGCTCAACCCTGGCGACGTGCTTAACCCACAGCCTGGCGAGGACGATGTTGACCCGGTCAGTGAAAACGTGGCCGCGTCTCTTGGCCGCCCCGTTTACGTGCTGCCAAAGCAGGACCACATCGCGCACATCCAAACGCACCTGGCGTTTTTGAAGTCGCCTTTGTTTGGTGCCAACCCGGCCGTCGTGAAAACCTACCTGTACCCGATGGCACAGCACCTACGTGATCACTTGCTGAACTTCTACCTCACGCAAGCGCATGAGGCCGTGCAGCGTGCCGAGTCCGAGGGTTTGATAACGGACGATGCTGGCCAGCAGGTGAAGGTGATTGTTCGCGTGCAGCAGGTCATCGAGCAGCAAATGGCGCAGTTCGCCCAAGAGCTGGCCCAGATCGACCAAGCCGCTCAGCAGTTTGCACCCCAGCCACCTCAGCTGCCGCAAGACAAGAGCCTGGAAGTTGCCCAGATCAACGCCCAGGTGCGTCAGGCCGACAGCCAGCAGCGCGCTCAGTCCGATGCGCAACGCTTGAAAGTCGAGCAGGCCAAACTTGCGCAAAAGCAGCAGGCAGACCAGCAAACCTTGGCCGACAAGCAGCAAGCGCGCATGGAAGAAATGCAAGTCGCTCAGTTGCAAGAGGCCATGGAGAACGAGCGAACAGCCGCCGAGATCGACGCGCGTTTGCAGATGAACTCGGACGACAACGCTACGGCCATGCGCCTGGCGGCTGCAGAAATTGCCTCCGGCGAAAAGGTCGCTGTGAGCACAGGCACGGGCATCAACCCGGGCACACGTTAATTTTCACAAGGAGCATCCCATGAGCGACAAACCCACCCAAGGCACCGTGCCAATGACTGGCGCACTGGTCAAGCAGCACAAGCGCATGGCCGCTGGCCAACCCGTGACCGGCCAGACCCTGCCGGCCGCCCCCTCGATGCCAAAGACGCCCTGCTGATGGCTGTCGAGGAACGCCTGCTCGGAAAGCTCAAAGCTGACCAGCAGGCTTTTGCGTTTGAGGCTCTTAAACGCCCGGTCGAGCGTGACGCTTTCGAGTACGGATACAGAGTGGGCATGGTTGCTGGATACGAAGCAGCCATCAAAGCCCTGCTTGATCTTCTGAACGACGAGCGCCACGGCGACCGAGACCTGTGATCTGCACGGGTCTGTGAGATTTTTTTGATGGCAGCCGTTGTGGCTGCCGAAACAACTGCTGAAAGGAGCAGAGCATGAGCGAAGCATTGATTGAGGCTTTTCCGGATGCCGACCCAGGCATCACCCCATTTGGAAGCCGTGTCTTGGTGCAAATCCGAAGCCCCAAGAGCAAGACCGCCTCCGGCATCATTCTTGACAGCGGCTCCCGCGACACCGAAAAGTGGAACACGCAAGTGGCCAAGGTGATCAACGTCGGCGCGCTGGCCTTCAAGAACCGAAACACCATGGACTCCTGGCCCGAGGGCAGCTGGTGCAAGCCGGGCGACTACGTTCGCGTGGCCAAGTACGGCGGAGATCGCTGGGAAGTCCCCATGCCCAACGGCGAGTCCGCCCTGTTCGTGATCTTCAATGATCTGGACATCATCGGCCAAGTGACCGGCGACCCGCTGGCCATTCGTGCGTTCATCTGAGGAGCTGAAATGAACGACCAAGCCATCGAAGCCGAAATCCAAGCCAAGGGAAAGACGGCCCCGCGCATCACGCCTTCCGACATTGAGATCAATATTGTTGGTGAACATTACTTCACTGGGGAGCACGGCAAACGCGGCGCTGCCCTGTGTAATGGCGGCGACGGATATACAGACACCATGGTGCCGCTGTCTTTGACGCTTTTGACGTTTTGCGTGCTCACGTTGCGCAACGGCTTCACCGTCACCGGCGAGTCGGCCTGCGCCAGCCCCGAGAACTTCGACGCGGAAATCGGTCGCAAGATCGCCCGTGCCAACGCCGTGCAGAAGATTTGGCCCCTCATGGGCTATGAGCTGCGCAGCAAGCTGGCCGAGGTGGCACCATGAACCACGAACAGATCGCCCGCGTTTGCCATGAAGTCAACCGCGCCTACTGCCAGGCCCTGGGCGACATGAGCCAGCCAGCTTGGGAAGATGCACCGCAATGGCAGCGCGACAGCGCCATGATGGGCGTCAAGCTCCACAGCGACAACAACGTCGGCCCCGAGGCCAGCCACGAGAGCTGGATGGCTCAGAAGGTTGCCGAGGGTTGGGTTTACGGCCCCACCAAAGACCCCGAGGCCAAGAAGCATCACTGCATTGTGCCGTTTGACATGCTGCCCCAAGCTCAGCAAGCCAAGGACTTCATCTTCCGCGCAGTGGTGCACGCCCTGCGCCCAGTGGCCCCGGCTGAAGACGATTTCCCCCTCGGCAAAGCCTGCGACCTCTCCGGCGAAGGCACCTGCGAAGCCTGCCAATAACCCCCCCCAGCTGAAAGGAGCTGAAAATGCCAACACTGAAAGAAGATGACGAGCGTCCCGACAATGAGGAAATTGTCATCGTTGAGGACAAGCCCCGTGCCGACAACCAAGACGACGACCGACGCTTAAGCGAGAACGATGACGACGACGCCCCGGGCGACAGCAACGACCCCGAGCGCAAGGCCATCCAAGAGCGCCGCCGCCTGGAAAAGATCGAGCGCAAGAAGCGCCGCGACGAGGCCATCAGCCGCGACAAGCTGGAGCTGAGCTTCCTGCGCAAGCGCAACGACGAGCTCGAGCGCCGCATCGGCAGCGTTGAGCAGCGCACACACCAAGCCGACCTGTCGCAATTTGACACTCAGATCGCCAACGCCAAGAACGAAGCGGAAATGGCTGAGCGCGTGATTGCCAAGGCCGTGGCTGCTGGCAATGGTGAGGACGTGACGCAGGCGATGCGGTACCGCGACCAAGCCATGCAAAAGGCGCAACAGTTGGCGTTTGCAAAGCAGCAAGCGGCCCAGCAGCGTCAGACCAAGCCAGCGGACGGCATGGACGACATGACGATGCACTACGCCAAGGAGTTCATCCAGGACAACCCTTGGTACGACATGCAGGGCAAGGACGAGGACAGCGCAATCGTGCTGGCCATCGACGGTGCTTTGATGCGCGAGGGCTTTAAGCCTGATAGCGAAGAGTACTGGGACGAGTTGCGCGAACGCGCCGCCCGCCGCCTGCCCGAGCGTTTCAAGCAGACTGAGCGTCGCAACGACCACGGCGAAGAACGCGCGGCCCGCGAAGAGCCGCGCCAGCAACGCCAGACCCGTGGCGGCCCAACGATCGGCTCTGGCCGTGAGCACGCTCCAACATCGACCCGCACTGAGGTTTATGTGAGCCCCGAGCGAAAGCAGGCATTGATTGATGCTGGAGTTTGGGACGATCCTGTTTTGCGTCAAAAATACGTGAAACGCTACGCCGAATATGACCGCAACAATCGGGCTTGATTGTTTTTTGAAAATCGCAAGCCTATAATTTCCCCAATCGCTGAAAGGAGCGAGAAAAATGTCCGATGAACGCTTAAAGAAATCTGCTGGTGACAACCGTGAGAGCCGTGCGATGGTAGATCGCGCCGCAACTGAATCACGTACTT